GCGGTAGTAACGTAGCAATGGGCTTTGCTACTATGCAGTTGAATACCACGGCTTCAAACAATGTAGCTATCGGTTATGCCGCGATGAACGCAAACATTACAGGGACTTTAAATGTTGCGGTAGGTTATAACTCTTTAGATGCCAATACCAACGGTAACCATAACGTAGCTCTGGGTTATAACACGCTAGGCGCTCAAAACTACGGCTCTGCGACCGATTCGTACAATACAGCAGTGGGCAGTGCCGCAGGAGCCAATGTAACCACAGGCACAAACAACACATTCGTTGGTGGTCTTGCAGGTGATGCTACTGATGATGGTGCTAACAATGTTGCAGTAGGTAAGTCTGCACTATCTGCAAACTGTGGAGATAACAATACTGCATTAGGTGCAGGTGCTTTAAACCTCAATACAGCAGCAAATAATACAGCAGTTGGTAAAGATGCTTTAGTCGCAAACACCACAGGTTCTGAAAATACCGCAGTTGGTGCTTTATCAAGTGATTCGATTACGACAGGAACTAATAATACTTCTATTGGTTTTGATTCTTTAAGTGCTACTACAACCGGTGCTTCTAACACAGCTTTAGGAGATAGTGCTTTAAAAGCAAATACTACTGCTTCAAACAACACGGCTGTTGGTCAAAGTGCTTTATTAGTAAACACCACAGGCGCTAATAACACCGCATTAGGATTTGGAGCAGGAGATGCAAACACTACAGCATCTGACAACACAGTCGTTGGTGCGTATTCTTTTTCACAAAACACAACTGGTGCTTCTAATGTTGCATTAGGTGTTTCTGCTCTTGGATACAACACTACAGCCTCTAACAACACAGCAGTTGGTTATGATGCTTTAAAGTTAAACACCACAGGCGCTCAAAATACAGCATCAGGAACGTATGCTTTAGCCTCAAACACCACGGGCGCTGATAACGTAGCAATGGGCTACAACTCTTTAGGTGCAAATACGACAGCATCTAACAATACATCTGTGGGTTTTAGGGCTTTACAAGCAAACACCACAGGCGCACAAATGACAGCCGTGGGTATGTCAGCTTTAACCTCTAGTACGACAGCCGCTGGTTGTACAGCATTAGGGTTTAGGTCATTAGACGCCAACACGACTGGCGATTGGAATATTGGTGTTGGATATGATGCTTTAGGAGTTAATACGACTGGCACTAACAACACAGCCGTCGGTACGTTTGCACTAGACGCTAACACTACAGCATCTAACAATACAGCAGTGGGTTACGCTGCTTTAGGCGCAACCACCGTAGGCAATCACAGCACTGCGCTTGGGTATAATGCAGGTCTTCTTACAACAGGCTCTCGTAATACGTGGATAGGTGCTTTGTGTGGAGATGCCAACACAGGAGGAACTGGCAACGTAGGCGTAGGTTATGCTTCTCTTACTAATTCTACAGGTGAAAGCAATGTTGCAATTGGTAGCTCTTCAGGAGGGGCAATTACATCAGGTATTCGTAATGTTTGTATTGGTGAATCAGCAGGAAGCAATAGCCCAGCTATTACTACAGGTAATTATAATATTGTTATAGGTGCATACGCGGATACAACATCCGCTAGTTCTCAGTTTGCGATATCTATTGGATATGATGTATCTGGTGCAGGTGGATACACAACTCTAGGTCAACAAACTAGTGACATCAGAGCTGCACACGGTAGCACTACTTGGTCAACAGTATCTGACGAACGCTACAAGAAAGACATTGTAGACTCTACAGCAGGTCTTAGTTTCATCAACGCTCTACAGCCTCGTACATTCAACTACAGAACACTTGGCGAACTGCCAGAAACCTTTAACGCCTATGAAGAAGGCTCAACAGAAGTCTTCAAAAGCTCGCAAACTCAGCACGGCTTTATAGCCCAAGAAATCAAAGCAGCTATTGATGCAGATGACAGCATTAAAGACGGCTTTAAACTTTGGGACGATAGAGAAGATGGCTCTCAGGAAGTTGCAGAAGCAGCACTAATCCCTGTACTTGTAAAAGCAATTCAAGAACTCTCAACTCAACTAGACGCAGCATTAGCTCGCATTGAAACCTTAGAAGGATAATACAATGGAACCACGTACCGAAGAACAACTAGCACAAGACTACTCAGCAATGGGTGACAGCGTAGCTTTAATCACAGCAGTTATCGCAGGTGACTCTATGGCAGAAGATGATGCCGAAGACCGTCAAGGCTGCGTAGACCGCAACACTCAGCACCTAGAGCTTATGGTAGCTAAAGAGGACTGGGGCAGCGAAGACATGACCGCAGCCAATGCAGCTATCAGCGCAGGTAACGGGTACAGCGCGTAATGATTGCAGAAATCTCAGCAGTTGTAGGTATCCTAAAGGCTCTTAATGACGGCATAAAAACCGTCAAAGAGTCTGGCGACCACTTGTCGGGATTGACAGGATTATTTACCAGCCTCACTGATAGCAAGGTAGCTGTCGAAAGTATTGAAGAAGCCACGAAAGCAGGCGACCATGTACTGACACAAGAAGAGGCTCTAGAACTTGCATGGGCTAAAAACGCCATACGAGAACAAGAAAAAGAGTTAAAGAAAATAACGCCTAAGCAGGTCTGGCGTGATATGCTGATGATTCAAAATAAATCTATTTTAGACCATAAGCATAAGTTAGAAAAAGCTAGACTTGCTAAACTAAAAAAACAGCGTGAGTTAGGTGACGCAGTTAAGAACATACTAGCTACTATAGCAGTTCTTGCTTCTTTTGCTGGCGCATACTGGTTATTTAACACAGGAATACTTTAATGGAATACTTAATTGATATTTATGTACTGGCTACTTCAATAGTTACTATTGCTAGTATTGTATGCAACTACACTGAAACTCCGAAAGATGATGAGTTTGTTGCTAAGGCTTATAAAGTCTTAGAGCAATTTGCATTTCTAAATAATAAAGCTAAGCAATAGGGGCAATCTAATGGCTGTAGCAGAATCAGTAAAAGAAACAGTAGATGTAGTAGCCGCCTCAACCGGCATACTTTCTTTAGTTGCTTGGCTTCCTCCTACAGCCTCGTTATTCACTATTATATGGTTAGGTATAAGGATATACGAATCAGATACCGTAAAAGGACTTTTAAACAAGGAAGATTGAATGCAGTTCTATATTTTAACGTCTACTAACTATGATGCTCTTGTTAGACACTTTGATTCTAGATATAGTAACATAGAAATAAAAGATGCTGTAGTAGTTATAAACACATTAAATGAGAAGTATAGTGTTCAGGCCGAAGACTTTTGCAAAGAAAACGACATTGAGTATTACATTACAGAAAGCAATGGGACTCCTGCAAAAGGCAAAAACTCTGTATTAGATATTTTTTTAGAATCTAATAATGATTATTGTGTTATGATAGATGGAGATGATTTCTTAACTCCGCATGGAGTTTGGATGTACAAGAATTTAGAAACACTAGATAATCCTCCTGATGCAGTATGTTTAATAAATCAGAAGTCTTATCGGTATGTAAAAAATACTTTATATTCTTTGCAGCCCTTTACAGTAGACTATAGTGATTTGTTAAGCTCTGATTATTATACAATGTTTAAAGATGAATATGGACTGAGCGAAGAAAAATCAAAATACTTTGAAAGCTTGCATTACAAGTTTTATGCACAACACAAAAAGTATTCACAAGATAATGAAGTACATTGTCGTGTTACATGGCTCAGCAAAAAAGCAGCACAGTTTAGATTTAATGAAGATATAGTTGTAGGTGAAGATACTCTTCAAATGTTTGAGTTAAAAAACCAAGCGGTGTTAGGGAACTTAGATTTTTATACTACAGATGAAACGCCTGCAACCTATGTATATGACGAAAGAAATGCAGGCACAGTAATGGCAGTATCTAGTTTTGGTTCTGATTATGAGTGGATGGATGTATACTTAAACGAGCTTAGAAAAATGGAAGACGAAAACAAACTACATGAAAATATAAAGCTTCCTGAATTAAAAGTAGAGTATCCTGTAGTATATAATAAAAGTGATTATAAACTTACAGATAAACATATTCACAAGTATAATGATATAGATGTAGAGCTTCCAAAAAACGCTACAGAAAAGTCAATACATAAAAGCTATGTATATTTAAAAAAATATGCTGCATAGCACAAGGACATTTTAATGATTAAAGCTCGACAAACTTTAAAAAATCTGCAAGCTAGTCGCATACGAGCACAAGCTTATGGCGGAGGTTTGCAGTATAATTACGGAAATACAGGAGGCGGTGGTGGCGGTGGCGGAAGCATGGAAGGCTCTATTGTTTACGGATATAGTGGAAATAGTGGAAGCTCAACTGATTATAGCCAATATTCTAACGCAAATAATATGGGCTATAGGCCATCAAGTCAGCCGGTTACTTATGGCGGCGGCGGCGGAAGCTCTAGCGGATATGCAAAAACTCCTAGTAGTGAAGAAGAAGAACTAGACGAAGTAAGAGTAGAAGAGGAAGAGGAAGAAGAAGAAGTAAACGAAATAATAACAGAAGCTGAACCTTTACCACCAAAAGATGACCCAGAACCTGTTATTGATTATAACGATGAAGTAACAGGTGTAGACGACTATAGTCCTCCACCTCCAACAGGCGGAAACACTTCTAGTACAAATGACGATGAATCTGAAAAAGAAGTAAACGAAGTAATAGTAGAAGCTGACCCTGTTCTTGTTTTTGAAAATGAAGAAACGGGTGTGAATGTATATGAGTCTCAACCTACTATGCCTGAAGGTAACTCTAATACAGGTAATACAGAAACTGAAGACAAAGAAGAAGAAAACTCAGAAGATACTGAAGAAGACGACGGAGATAGCAGTATGGCAAACGAAGAAGGCAAAGAACTTCCAAACGGAAATGGTTACGGTAGTAACCCGGCCAATGGTGGTGGAAATCCAATCGGAGGAGGCTCAACCCCGGTAGGTACTGGTGCTCCGATTAAAATTGAACAAACAACTCCTGAGTATACTATTCCAGAAATGAAAGCTGTAAAAGCTACTGGATACGGAATGACTACAGATAAAAAAGATGTTCAATCTGTAGGTGAAGCAACCGCTGTAACTGTAGGCGAAGATGTTACTGCTCCCGACATGGGCGAAACTGCGGAACAAGCAGCTCCAGATAAAATAGGCCCCGCAGCAAAAGTTGAAGGTGCTAAGTTTGACGCTTCTTTAATGGGCACGGGCGCTGATGTTACAGCAGCTCAAGGACAGCTTTCTCCAGAAGCTATAGCTAGAGCAGAAGATGCAAAGCTTAGTGAAAGAGCCGTTGCAGCACAAAGGGACACTCAAGCTGAAAGAGAAGCTCAGGCAGGCAATGTAGTTTTTGATGTTGACTCAGGAGCCTACGTAAACAAAGTAAGCGGTAAGACTGCTTCTGTTGAAGAAGCTAAAGCTGCTGAAGCTCAAACACGTAAAGCTATTACAGACGACACTCTTTCTGAAGGCGAAGCTGCTAAAATTATAGATACAGTAGGCTTTGAAGCTGCACAGCGCAGAACAGTTCAAGGCGAAGCTGCTAAGGGCGCAGCGGCTGGAATGCTTGCAGAAGTTGGTGAGCTTCCGCCAGAGATTACAGCAGCAATTGTAGAAGACCCTGCAACCGTTGAAGCTGCTATAGACGAACAACCTGTAGAAGTAAGAGCTGCCGTTGCAGCACTGCCTACAGAAGCTTTAGTTTCTTCACAAATGGAAAGTTTGTTGGGTGGACTTGAAGACGGTAAAACTCCTGCATGGGCTAAGCCAGCACTTGCGGCTGTTGAAGCTAACTTAGCTAGACGAGGCATGAGCGCTTCTAGTGTTGGCCGTGATGCAATGTTTAATGCTATTATACAAAGCGCAATGCCAATGGCTCAAAGCAATGCTCAAGCTTTGCAGCAGCGAGCATCTCAAAATCTGAGCAATGAACAACAAGCTAACATGTCTACAGCAACACTAGACATGCAGCGAAGGATGTCTAATCTTTCTAATCAACAAACAGCCAACTCTCAGACAGCTCAGATGGCTCAACAAATGTCAACAATGCAGAGCCAGTTTAGACAAGATGCCGTAATGACCACTGCACAGATGCAGCAGCAAACTCGAACTCAAAATCTTTCTAATCTTCAAGAAGCTGCTAAAGTTACTGCTATGAATGAGCAGGCCATGAGAGCGCAAAACTTGGGCAATGAACAGCAGATTGAACTGGCTGAAATGCAGTACATGAATGCTACTGAGTCTGAAAACATGTCGGCAGTTCAACAAGAGCGTTTAGTTGAAATGCAAACAGCCGCAGATTTCTTGTCTAAGAATGCTGGGTTTAAACAGCAAATGGAACTGGCTAATCTGTCTAATGACCAGCAGATGAGGCTTGCTAACTTAACAGCTTTAAATCAATCTGAATCTGAAAACCTTAGTGCTGCACAGCAAACAGAGCTTGCAAACTTAAACAATCGTATGCAAACCAATATGCTTCAGGGCAAAATTGCAGCAGAGATGAATCAAGCACAGTTAACTGTTGACCAACAAAGAGCAGTTCAAAATGCTTCAACGGTAGCTAATATAGATTTAACCAAGTTTAATGCAGCGCAACAAGTAGAATTAACTAACAGTAAGTTTATGCAAACAATGGTTGCGGCAGAGTTTAGTGCTGAGCAACAGACGGCAATACAAAATGCAACTGCTTTGGCTTCTTTAGATATGGCTAATCTCGATAAGAATACTAGGCTTGCAGCACAAAATGCTCAGTCGTTTTTACAGATGGATATGTCTAATTTAAATAATGAGCAGCAAGCAAATGTAATCAGGTCACAGAACCAGCAGCAAGCCATGCTAAGTGACCAAGCAGCTACTAACGCATCTAGACAGTTTGCAGCAACTAGTCAGCAACAAGCAGACCAGTTTATGTCCAGTCTGGGTGTACAAGTACAGCAATATAACTCTTCTGCTGCTGCGGCCCGTGACCAGTTTAATGCTACTGAAAAGAACAGAATGGCCGCTATAGATGCAGGAAACGAACTACAAGCACAACAGTTCAATAATCAATTATCTGTAGATGTACAAAAGTTTAACGAGCAGTCAGACTTTCAGCGTGACCAGTGGAATGCAGCAAATGCACAGGCTGTTGAGCAGTCAAACATTCAGTGGCGCAGGCAAGCTAACTTAGCTAATACAGCAGCGCAGAATGCAGCTAACCAGCAGAACGTGCAGATTGCATACAACATGACATCTCAGGAGCAGACGCAACTGTGGCAGCAGCTACGAGACGAGGCAGCTTACGTTCGTCAAAACTATGAAAACGAACAACAGCGTAAAGCTCAGATGATTGCAACTGCTATTGGTAATGAATCAGTATTTAAAAATAAAGATGATGCAAGTAAGTTTATCTCTACAATAATTAATTCAATAAGCGGAACAGGCTAAGAGGGTACAAAAGCATGGGATTTTTTAAAAAAGTATTTAAAAAAGTTAAGAAAGGTTTTAAAAGCATTGGCAAGGGCATTAAGTCTGCCTTTAAAAAGATTGGCAAGTTTATGGGCAAGATAGGCATTGTAGGCCAGTTGGCTCTTATGTTTACTCCTGTAGGTGCCATGATGGGTAACTTGTTTTCGGGAATAGGTAACGTAGTTGGACAAACATTTAGAGGTGTTACAGGCGCTTTAGCTCAAGGCGGAAGGATTGCTCAAGCCGCAGGTAAAGTTCTTGAGGCAGGCGGAAGCTTTGCAAAAGCAGGACACTCTGCGTTCAAGACTGTGACTGACGGTGTCACTACTTTTATAAGAGAGTTTAGTGGGGCTGCATTAAATCAAATGGGGATAAGCACTGATATTACTAGTAAAAGCTTTGAGTCTGCTTGGAACGCTACTCAAGATTCTGTATTAGAAAACTCTAAAAATATTATGACTAATTTTGAAAACGCTATTAACGGCAGAATGCCTACTGCGTCTCAACAGGCTGCTTTAGATGCTAAAAAAGCTCAGGCTAAAATAACTAAATCCGATTATGTTGAGAGTAAAACTAAAGCAATGCAGGAACAAGCGTCTAAGTTTCCTGATTCAATAGATGAGCGCTTTAAATCTTCAGATGTCTCTAGCTCAACAACATCTGAAATAACTAAATCCGATTATGTTGAGAGCAAGACTAATGCAATGCAAGAACAAGCGTCTAAGTTTCCTGATTCAAGCGCTTTTGATGTAAGCGGAACAGGAAAGCAAATGGTTGCTGAGTCAGGTGGCATACAAATTGATAAGCCTACATTTGAAAAACAACAAAGTCTGTTAGAGAAAGCTACAGACTATACTTCAACAAAATATAAAGAGTTTCTTGACGACAGACCTTTAGGTGAAGCCGTATTTGAAGAAGGTAGAGACTACCTTAGCGAACAAGTAGCTGGCATGCCAGACGACATGGTAGCGCTAGGCAAACAGCGACTATTTCAAAACATAGGTTTAGAAGCTAAGCCTGAAGGTGCTAAAGCGTACTACGGCGCTGTTGCTCAGTTTGATACAGCCCCAGCAGGAACTTATGGCTCTCCAGAAATTAACGACAGAGCCATGCAAGTTCAGCTTGCGGGTACTGATTTTTATAACTTGGCACCCTTTGGAGCTGGCGCTAATTTCTATACACAAACGATGGCTAGAGGAATTGGAGGTTCAGCATAATGGAAGAAGAAGTATATATGCAAGAAGTGTCTAAAATGAACAGACCTATTCCGGGCCAGTCTCTTACTACAGACCCGGAAAATCCTGCTCCGTATGAAAGACCTCCAGAGTTTACTAACGTACACGAAGCTAGTATGTATATGTGGGACTTTGTAACTGAAGATGAAACTTATGTAGCTTTAATGACTGGAATATCTAAAGGTGTTCCAATAATGAGCATTGTACAAGTTTTATTATTTGACCAGTTTCAACAAGGCAAGTTTAATCCTGACCTAATGATGATGCTTGCTGAGCCTTTAGCTTATATGCTTATTGCACTTGCTGAGCGTTTAGACTTAGACATTAAGATTGACAACGATGAAGAAGAAGGCGACATCTTCGGCGTTGAAATGGAAAAAGGCAAATTAGAAGAACTTAGAAACTCCATGATTCCACAAGGTTTTATTACTGAAGACATGGCTACAGAAATGAAAAATCTTCCTAGTCTTCTTGAGCCTACAGTTAAAGAAGAAGTAACAGAAGAAGTAAGCGAAGTTCCAGAACAACCTAGCCTAATGGCACAACCTGAAGGACAGTAAACATGGCACAAGATTCAATTGCATACGGTGAAAGTCTTTTAGCGGATATTCGTCAAAGAAACGATAAGCTTAGAAGCCAAGCAAAAAAAGAACAGAAAAGAAATCTTTGGAAAGCAGCGGCTGTAAAAATAGGTACAGAGGTTGTTTCAGATATTTTTACTCAGCGTCAAAATAATTTTTTAAATAACGAAGAAAACTTAGCTAACAAATTAAGAACTACAAGTGCTCTTGATGAAAGCACTAGGTATACCACTGCTGATAAAACTGCTAAGGCTTTTCTTGGTGGTGAAACTGCTTACTGGGAAACTCAAGCAGCTCCACAGGTTGATAGTTATTTAAAAGCTACTTATGCTGATGGAACGTATAATCAAAATGAATATGATTTATTTAAAAATCAACTATCTAAAAAATGGAGTCAACAGCTATATAAAGAGCATCAAGAAGGTTTAAAATTAACTCAAGACTTTTTATCTGCCGGAGGTGGTGAAGAAGATGCTTATGTTAATTCTATTAAAAGAAGTAGAGGTACTGGTATTGTTGGCGGCATAGCTAATTGGGTCGGTAAAGGTACGGGAGTTCTTAAAGCAGACGTACATAACTCTACCTCAAAACTTTTAGAAACTTCAGATAAACTAACTCAATACAAATCGGCTTACGAAGGCACAGGTGACTCAGCGCTTTCTGCATTTATTGCTGAGCAAGATTTATTGAAAGGCGTAGATTTAGGAAGGAAAGGCCCCACATTCGGAACTCCAACAATGCAAAAAACTGATTTTGGTGGAGAAGTTGCTGTAATACCGATGACTACATATGATGAAATGGGAAGAGTAGAAAGTCTTACAATGGTTACAACTGATGCAAGCGGCAAATTTAATTTTGATACTTCAGAAGCATCGACACAAAGAAAGGGGTTTAGTCTTCTATCTTCTCAAATTGCTACAGCTACAAATAAAACATATTTAGATGCAGGTAAAAAAGCTTTAATGGGAATTGAAGGCGACAAAAGTGGAGAGCTTACTGAAGCTTTTGAAGAAATTGTTCGAGAAGCAAGGAAACGGGACACATCTAAAACAGGCCAAGAAATGATGATGTCTCTAAATGAAACGGTTAGTTCAAAAGCCGGTGCAATTATTTATCGTGCAAAAAATGAAGGCTGGGCAACAAGCTCAGAAGCCTCTATAATTGCTGGAGAGATGGTAGCTGACGCGTATATTGAGGGAAACCATCATCGAGTTTTATTTGATGCAGGACTTGGAAATCCTTATCATACTATGTTTGCTATTGAAAGTGCAATTAACAATAAAAAAATAAACAATAGTGACGGCATAGGTCAGCTAGGCGGCAGTGAAAATTTAATGAATCTTTACCAAGCTTATCGTACTGAAACGGCTGAAGGTCGTTCAGTTCTAGACGCTAAGTTAGAAGCTAACAACTATTTTGAGGGTAAAACAGGCCCGTTGTTTGGAAACGTACATAAAACTATTAAGTCTGTTATAAATAAAGGAATTGAAGGGACTGAAGAAAATTTAATTCGTGAATATGATAATCTTTTTAATAGAAAACCAAACACAATAAGCACTACTGTTGAAGTTGAACAAGAGCCTGAAGTTATTGACATGGCATCACTTCCTGTTCCAGCACCTGCTGATGAGCGTGGTATTATAACGGCAGACACCCGTAGGCAAATGAGAGCATATAAAAAATTAATGGAGCTAGATAAAAAAATTAAAGTTCGCAATGAAAAAATATCTTATTTTTCTGAAGAAGATACATATAACAAAGGAGCAATAGTTAACATATCTAAAGCACTTGAAAAAGAACAAAACCGTTTTAATAATCTATATGCTAACTATATGAATAAATACGGCTCTACTGAAGAATAATTTAAAGGATAATATTTAATGTCAAAACTTTTTAGTGCTTACCTTGATGAAATTAATGCCCCATCTGCGTATTTAACAGAAGCTGAAAAATTAAATTCAGATAAATCTTTTGTACCTGAAAATTATTCAGTTACTGATTTTGAAAAAGATGCTTCAGTTCAAGTAGCTTTTGACAAAGTTACAGACTATTTGTCAGAGCATCGTGGTTTGGGTTCAGCTTTAATTGACCAAGCAACAATAGGAAAACAAACAGATATTCCTGAGTTTATGCGGGATGACGTAGCTCGTATTGGTTCTCCACTAAGCAAAGCCACTATACTCAAAGATGCTCCAGAAGATGTTAAAGCAGCCTACAGACTCATGCAGGACAGGTTTAATGCTGCTGAACTTTCTGGTGCTGGTGAATGGGCTTCTGCTGTAGGCGACTATGGTGCAGATGTGTTGTTTAATCCTGAAACTATTGGAGTTCTTGGAAGTCTTTTTGCTGCTCCCGCAACCGGCGGAGCCTCTGCCGTTGCAGGTGTAGGTGCGCGTAAAGTAGCACAGCAGGGCGCACGAAGTGTCTTGGCTAATGCCATCAAAGCTACTAAGGCTGCTAATACTTCTAACCCTTATAAAGCTGCCGCAGGCATTGGCTCTATCTATGGCGGTGCAGGCGTACACGTAGCTCAAGAGCTTGACTTAGCCGTTGGTCAGAGGGATGAGTACAGTGTTACAGAAACCGCCGCAGGAGCAACTGTAGGCGCTTTAGCGGGCATGGGTTTATATTCTGTAGGTTCTAAAATAGGTAACAAATATTTTAGAGAAGCTACAGAACCTCGCAAAGAACCTTCTGTTGAAGTAGGGGCTTCTCTGTATGATGAAGCTTTAGACGGAGAGTTTATACCTTCTTCTGGAGGTTCGCTTATAGACGAAGCTTTAAGACTTTCAGGGCCTGAAGGTGCAACAGCTAAAGTTGTAGAAGGTAGTGATTCTTTAAATGCTGCGGCTAAAAAGTTTGCAGATGATTTGGGTGGCGGTGAAAAAACACGCGAAGAAATACTCCGCATTATTCGTGCTGCTGCGGATGCCGAAGAAACAACAGAAGGTGTAACTAATAGAGTTAAGCAGGGCTTGCATACTATTGCATCTGATTTAAGCGGAAACTTCTTTGGAAAAGCCGCAGGTGTATTATCGCCTATTACTAATCTTTCTGGTACAGCAGCGCAACTGCAAAAGAAATTAAGCTATGAGTTTGGAATTAAATTTAAAGTTCAAGATAAAGTTGTAGAAAAAGACTTGTCTGAAGTACAGCGAGAAGTAACAGGAAAGTTCAATGACCGCTTCCGAGCCATTGTTGAAGATATTTCTATAAACTCCGCTAAGGGTACTTTAGCTGAAGAAATGAACGCAGCCCTCATGTTGTCTGTGCGTAGCTCTAAACCTTTAAAGCATAAAAACTTTGACGCTACTACAAACAAAGCTATTAACTCAGCAGCCGCAGGCGTTAAGTCTTTGTATGCTGACATGGGTGTACAACTGCAAAAGATTGGAGTTATTGATGAGTTGGTTGATAACTACATCCCACGTATGTGGAGCCGTTCTGCAATTGAAAAAAACAAAAAAGGCTTGATGGATTTGTTTCAGTCTAAGGGCAACATGTCAAAAGGTGATGCCCGCCGAACTGTAGATTCTATGTTGGATGTTCAGAATCAAGTAGACACTGGTGGAAGCGGTGGTTATTTTTTCTCAGCTAAACGAAAGCTAAACGACCTTGGAGATGATGCAGATTTTCAAGAGTTTTTAAACGATGATATTCTAGGTTCTTTACACGCATATACTTTTCAGGCTGGTAAGTCTATTGCTAAGCACCGTGTACTGGGAGTAAACAACTTTGACCAGTTTAAAGGTTTTTACATAAATCGCATTCGCAAAGAAGTAGAAGAAAAAGGCGAAGACTTTACCTTAAAACAAGAAAAACAACTTGAAATGCTTTATCGTACTGCTACAGGCGAAGGCTTAGACAGATATGGAAAGACTGCTCAAGATGTTGTAGATACTTATAGTTTTGTAAACAGAGTATCTATGCTTGGCTTAGCAACTGTTTCAAGTTTGACAGAAGTATTTCTTAACCTTGGTAAAGCGGGTGTGCGTAACTCAGCTAAGGGGTTAAGCGAAGCTATTGAGTTTTCGTTTAAAGGAGTTACAAAAGACCTAGAAACTAAATTAGTTACTAATCATGGCTTAACTGTAAAAGAAGCTATGTCTGAAATGCGACAGTTTAGCATTCATGTTGACCAAGCAATGGCTCAAGTAGGTGATAGATTATCTGGAGATGCTTTAGTAAATGAAAGATTGCAAAATGCTAGTAACAAATTCTTTCGTTTAAACATGCTAGACCAGTGGACTAAGTTTGTACAGGCTACGTCTTTTTCTAGCGGAAAGCATATGATTGCAGATAACATTGCTAAACTTGCAGGACATGGAAACCGCAAGCTAGATAAGAGCATGCAGGTCAGAGCTGGTGAGTTGGCTGAGCTAGGCATTGATTATAAAAAAGCAGTTGACTGGCATAAGGCAGGCGCTAGAACTGATAGTGATTTCTATAAAACAGATGTCTTAGGCGGCGTTGCACGTTATACAAACTCTGTAGTTTTGCAACCTACTGCTATGTCAGGACTAAAGCCGCTGCTTTACTCTAATCCTAAAACTGCTGTATTGTTTCAACTGCTTAGCTATCCGGCAGCGTTTACAAATACTGTACTTAAAGGAGCTGCTAAGTCTTTAGCTAAAGCCCCTGTACGTAATAGTGCTAAGCTTGTCCCCGCTGCTTTAATTATGACAGGCATGTCTCGATGGACTAACTATCTACGAACTAACGGAGAAAGCGAGAGAGGAAAAGACTTAGATGAAGTTCTTTATAACTCTGTAGCTCGTTGGGGCGGCAATGGTTTGCTGCTTGATAGCTTTAATCGTGCTAAGACTTCTGCTAAGTATTCTGGCAGCGCCTTGTCCTACGCTACTTTGCCTTTTGGCCCAGCAAGTTCAGATGCTTTAAACTTAATCCAGCAAGGAATTATTCCTACGTTGGGTGGTAAAGTTCCTGTTTTGTCTGGAACTTATATGGGCAAAACACTAATCGGCGACAAAGACGTTACTCATTATCGTAGAAGCTTACGTAAAGCACAAGAAGATATTTTTGGTGGTTTAATCCCAGAGTTTGAGAAAGAAGTACCTGCCCCCGGTTTCGTGGTGGGCGGGCTTGTTAAAATTGGAGCTAAAGCAGTTACAACTACAGCTTCTGACCTTATGGGCAATAAGCTTGGAACTCTAGGGCCTAAGATAGCTTCTAAAAAACCTGCTGAGTTTGATGACGAAGTGGCTGAAAATTTATCTAAAGCCACGGATAACTATTTTAATGAAGATACTTTGAGTTTAACTTCTGCAAGAATATCAGAAGGCTTAGAAGAATTAGAAATGGAAGGTGCCTTAGATTTTTATGACTTGAGTCATATTGAGTTTGTAGATGCTATGATTCATAGTGAAATTAAAAAAGATATTAAAAGCATTGAAGAGCTTGAAAAGCTTCCTGAATGGAAGAAAGCTATTGAAAGTACAAGCGAAGATGAAGCAATTACTAACTGGGCTAATGCTCAAAAAGCTATGGGATATAACGAAGAGCATCGTAAAGCTTTAAGAATTATTCAGCAAAGCAAAAATGAAGTAGACCCTGAAGGAACTATTGAATACATGGTTCCTGATATGGTGCGTTCTTTAAAGCAGGCTTACGATGAAGTTAAAATTAATGTTACCCCTGAAGAAGTAGCTTCCGCACAAAAACAAAAGTTTGATGACCCTTCATTTGATAACCTACACGATTTTATTTCGGGTTCAGCTAGAATGAGAATGGACACTTTATCAGAAATGGGCGGAGATAAAATAGCAGAAAATGTACTTATTAAATTATCAGCAGAAGGCGATATTGATTTTACTGTTTTTAAAGCTCCTAAAATAAAAAATACTGTTGATGATAAGTACCCTGAACTTTTAAGTGCAAACGAAAGACTAGCGGCCAGTAAAAAATATCGTGAAAAATCGACAGAACAGTCTATACTTTTTCGTACAGAAACAAGCTTTCAAGAAGCTCAGTCTTTTCTTGCATTTTCTTTTGCTAGAGAAGTAGGTGTTCATGTAGGTACTGAAGGTGCAGCAACAACTATTGCTATACGTGGACTTCCTAACACTAAAGCTAAGCAAGAGTTTAAGTTAGAATCAGATGCAAAATCCTTGACTCGTGAACGCTCTGGTGAAATGTTTGGTAACCCAGACTTACTAAAAGAAGAAGAAGCAGTATTAAGCAGCACTACTCGCATTGAAGACGACATGCCTCTTGACGAGTATGGATACTTTGGTGGTGAAGCGGTAGAGCGAGAAGAGCTTCTTAAAATAAAACCCATTACAATGAACGCAGGTTACATTGATGTCAGGAATCCTTTGCTTATTGAAACAGACCTTCCGGGTTGGGAAGCTGAAAGAATCCTTACTCCCGGCGGTGGTTGGGATGAATACTTTGAGCCTGAGATTACACGTAGAGGTTTAAAGCTAAACAAGAAACAACAGTCTAAACTTGCTGAATTGACACAACGCTCTGAAGAATTTGAAGGTTTATTCTTAGACCCTCCAGTAGGAGAGGCCACAGATATTGTTGGTTTTTATCGTCAAGAATTAAAAAGAAATCAAATAAATACGGAGTTTAGAAATCTTCTTGAAGACTTAGGATTTGATTCTATTAAGTACAACAACGAAGTAGAACAAGGTTTTGTAGGCGAAAGCCCTTATTCGTATATTCTTTTTAAACCAGAACAGTTTAAGTCTGTTACTGCTCGTGCATTTGACCCTAAAGACTCTAGACACGGCGCTGCTAAGGGCGGCTACATTGTTAAGGGTGGAGATACACTGAGTCAAATTGCTATTGACCAAGGAGTTGCACTAGAAGAAATAGCTAGATTAAATGAAATTGAAAATATTGACGTTATTTTTGAGGGTCAAGAGTTAAAGCTTAGCGACAAAGCTCCTGATATGTTTACAGCTCAAGCAGCAGAAGTTAAAGAAGTAGAACCTATTCAAGAAATTGAAGAAGCTAAAGAAAGTATTCTTGCAGGGTTACCTGAAAAAGCTACTAACATAAAAGACGTTGTAGTAGAGAAAGCTCGTGTCATGTCAGAAGCTGGGGAATCTACTCTAGATACACTGTCAGATGTTTCTAAAGATGTACAAAGTACAGTATCAGAAACATTTGATGACGTTAAAGAAACTGTTAGCAGTGCTACAGGCCGGACACTTTCAGCCCTTAAAAAACTAGTAAGTTCCGACTTTAGTTCTAGAGGTCGTACAGCAGAAAACACAACAGGAACTACAGCAGCGCCTAAGCCTACATCCATTATGGGTGACATGACTATGGAGCAGGTACGCGAAGCTAATACACCTGATGAACCTGACCTGTCGAACACTGAACTACCGGATGTTGACTTTAGTTCTAAGGGGCGCACAGCAGAAAACACTATGGGGACTAACAGTTCTCCAGACCTTGAAGGAACTAAAGAGTTTTTCTCAAAGCTAAGTGACGTAGAATTTAATTCTAAAGGGCGTACAGCAGAAAATACTGAGGGAACTACAGGAACACCAGAGCCTACATCTATCATGGGTGACATGACTGCTGAGCAATTACGCGATGCTAACACAACCGATGCTCCTGACTTGTCAGAAGTGAGTAAAAAGCGTAAGCCCTCTAGGATTGTTCCTACTATGATACGACAGTTAATCTATGATATTTCTGGTGGCGAAGAAACACTAACTGAAAATGATTTGATGGATTCAGAGTTACAGGCTTTAATTAAAATAGCTTTAGAAAAAGAAGAGCGTGGAAGTTCTCAGATAGAGTACAAAGATTACAAAACACAGTCAGCCGGTCAGTCACAATACGCTGATGTAGGAGGAGGTGGTGGAGTGGTAGACTTCTTTAAAAAGTTAAACAGTCCTGCATATTCTATGAAGACTACTTTAGGTCAAGCGAAGCTGTTTAAAAACGATAAGGGCGAAACCATAGTTTCAGACCGCTATAACTTTAATAACTCAGACGGAACATTTAAACTTTTAAGATTTTTGAGTGGAGCTAAAAACGCAGGGTTGAGCTTTTACGGCCAAGCTAGAAACATAGGAAAAGAGTTTGGCAGCCCTGAAGGTGAAGGTAGTCATGTGTTAATTAATCTAGGAGTTTTAAATTCAAAAGATATGGATAACTTGGTGGCAGAATTATGAGCGCAGAATTTAAATACTTTAAACTAGAAGACTTTAATTGCCAAGAAACTGGCGAAAACGAAATGTCAAGGGACTTTATACACCGTCTTGACGAACTGCGGGAGGCGTGTGGCTTCCCGTTTATTATAACAAGTGGTTACAGAAGTCCCAGCCACTCCATTGAAAAACGTAAGGAGAAAGCAGGAAAACATGCCCAAGGTATTGCAGCCGACATTAAAGCGGCAAATGGTTATCAGAGATACAAGATTGTGGAAGAAGCTATTAAGATGGGATTTAATGGTATTGGAGTCGCTCGTACTTTCATCCATGTGGATAGCAGGATTTGTGGAGCTGACAAAGCTCCTGTGATGTGGTGTTACTGAGGAACTGAGATGACTATATTAACTTCATTGATTGGGCCGGTTACTGGACTGTTAGATAAGTTCATAGAAGATAAAGATAAGAAGAATGCTATTGCGTTTGAGCTTAGCACTATGGCAGAAAAACACGCACAAGAACTTGCTAAGGGCCAGATTGAAGTAAACCAAGCTGAAGCAGCGCACAAAAGTTTGTTTGTTGCTGGTTGGCGGCCAGCAGTCGGGTGGGTTTGCGTATTTGGAATGGCCGGGAATTTTATTACTATTCCAATTACTAACATGATTTTAGAGCTTCTGGAATCAGAAGTTGTCGTCCCTCTAATACCGACTGGTGAAATGATGCCTGTGTTGATGGGCATGCTAGGTCTAGGGGCTATGCGTTCTGTAGAAAAAATTCAAAAAGTTTCGAGGGAAAAATAAAATGTCTAAATTTAAAAATATTTCACAGCTTGCAAATAGTCCTGTAGTTGGGGCAATAACTACAGCTTTAAAACCAACTCCGGTTGGAATTGCGAACCTAGCTTCAAAGGTTATCACAGGTAAATCAATACCCCAACACTTTAAAAGCTCTATTAAAGGCCCAGCAGAGGGAACTTCAAATAAAGTAGGCCCAAATAAAAAGGGAGACTCAACTATAAAAGGTTCAATACATAGAGATGCCGAACAAAAGAATATTTTAAGAGGCCGAAAATCTAAAGGGGGTCTTGTTTCATACAAAAATATACAAGACATGGATAGCAAGAACTACTTTAAAAGGTAAATCTTATGCCAGCATCTAAAAAAAAATCAACAGTAAACAAAGCAGGTAACTATACCAAGCCTACTATGCGAAAGAATCTGTTTAACAGAATTAAAGCAGGCACTAAGGGTGGTAAGGCAGGTCAGTGGTCAGCACGTAAGGCTCAGATGCTTGCGAAGGAATACAAAGCTAAAGGGGGAGGTTACAAATGAAAGTAAAAGCACCAGCAGGACATCATTGGATGAAACAAAAGAACGGTACGTTTAAGCTAATGAAGCATACCGGAAAGTTTGTTAAGCATAAAGGAGCAAGTCTGGAAGCTAACTTTCCCGTGCAGAAGGTACATAAGTAATGGCACTTAAAAAATCACAAAAGTCTTTAAAGAAATGGACTAAAGAAGAGTGGGGTACTAAGTCAGGTAAGCCTAGTACCCAAGGAAAGAAAGCAACTGGGGAGCGCTATCTGCCTAAGAAAGCTAGGCAGGCTTTAAGCTCTAAGGAATATGCGGCAACTACAAAGAAGAAGAGAGCCGACACTAAGAAAGGTAAGCAGCATAGCGCTCAGCCCAAAAAGATTGCAAAGAAAACTAAAACCTATAGGAAATAAAACAATGCCAAATAAAACAATTTTTAAAAATACAGATAGAGTTAGAACAACTGTTCCTTATGGAAAGCCTGATTCTTATAAAAATTCTAAAACTATAATTACAGGTGAGCCTGCTGGAATGGCTAAGAGCAAACCATCTAAGCTTAATATTTCAGCCCCCACTATAGGTGAAAAAGTTAAGCCTGTTCCAAAAAGAAATACTGCTGCTCATGCTGCTAAGCAAGCAGCTCAAACTGCTAAAACTGCTGGAATAAAAAGCGCAGAAAAATTTAAAAGCATTTTTGCTTTAGATAAAAAGTTTAGCCAAGGCGGGAAGGTGTATAAGTAATGGGTGCTAAAAAGAAAGACCCACGTTTAGCCAGAGCAGGAGTAAGCGGATATAATAAACCAAAGCGTACACCGAATCACCCGAAGAAAAGCCATATTGTTGTGGCAAAAGAAGGCGATAAAATCAAGACAATCCGATACGGAGAGCAGGGAGCCAGTACAGCAGGTAAGCCCAAGGCCGGAGAGTCAGAAAAGATGAAGAAGAAACGTGCAAGTTTTAAAGCCCGACACGCTAAGAACATTGCCAAGGGCAAAATGTCTGCGGCATATTGGGCTAATAAATCTAAGTGGTAGAGAAGGCTGTTAGCTCACGCTCAAGATAGTCATGCATCTTCTCTAGTTTGGGTTTAGCGTCACGGATAATCTTACGCACGAGCATCAGCTCATCACCCTTAAACACTTCATGTAGTCGGTCTTCGGGGATACCACCCATCTCAGTTAGGATGGCCCCCGAATGATTGACAATAATTTTAAATGATAGTATATTAGCTTCCTTTGCTTTCATGTATATCTCCTATACTATCTCACAAGCTCCACCAACACACGCTAATTCTTGTGAGCCTGTGGTGTTGTCTTCCTGTTCAAAGTAAATTAAGTCATTCCAATTAACATCTTTAGGCATAGAAGCTACTAACTCTTCATACTTCTCTGCACTAATATCCTCATACGGAGCTTGCTGATATACATGGTCACTAACTGGCAACAGACTAATACCCGAACATATATCAAAGTTTTCCCATATCCACTGAGCTACCTGAAGGTACTCGTCATCAGTGTAGTACACAGTGATACTTGGCTTATGTTCGCACCAGTAATTTTGATAAGCCTTCCAAAGAGCTAACTGCTGCATAGCCCCTACTTCCTTTACAACCACACTAGCTTCGGGAGCCTTAACTGGAAAGCTGTAGACCACTGAAGACTCTGACATAACGTCTTGTTCTACTGGGAATCCTGCTGCTTCCATAAAGATTGCAAGCGGGTCTTTCTTGTCGCTACGTACTCTGCGAATGTAATGCTTAGAGAAGCGAGGATGGATGCCACTAGCACTATCAACAAGCTGAGATACAGTGCCGCTAGGCTTAACGCACGTAATAGCCGCAGACTGTTCAATACCAAGCTTCTTAGCCCATTTCTCGTTGACCTTAATAGCGTGGTCACGAAGACCTTCCAGTGTTGATGCAAGCTCTTCTGCACTTCCCTTACCCGATAGTAACTCATTGTCCATAATTCCTGTCATGCTTAAACCAAGCAGCGCTTCTTCTGCTGTGTTCTTCTGCCAAATGTTTCTCAGGTATCGGAAGTCTGTAAGCGTTGCCTGTAGTGTGCCAATGATAGCAGCTAGTTCTACTTTTTCTTTAAGTGTTTCTGCTGTGTCGTCTTCACGCACAACAACCTCAGATAGATTACAGAACTGGTTAGAGCGTAGGATAATCTCAGAGCACGGGTTAGTGCCAAAGTCTTGCTCAGAATCTCTACGTCCATTACGAGCTGCAATATTTTGTGCAGCTACACGGCTAAACAATCCTCGCTCACCTGCCCTGCTTTCGTAGAGTGTCTTCATCTCATTGATGAATGCCTCAAAGTCTGGCTTCTCAGTGTATGCTACGCTGTTGTTAGCCAGTCTACGATGTCCGTCTACTTCCCACCATGCGCCAGTCTTAGCTTTAGCCATGCGATTGTCAGAAAGATTTGACAGGCTGATAAGTGCTGAACGGCGTACACCACCTACAACTACAATGTCAGCTACCTTACACACTACATCGTGACACTCAATAGAGGTTAATTTGCGGCCACCTGCTTTTTGAAAAACTTCAACACAGAAGCGAAACAAATCTTCAAGAGGCGCTGAGCCTGAAGCACGGCCACCAAAGGTTTTAAGTCTAGCACCAGCGGGACGTACTTTGCTCATGTCCCACTTAGGAATCTTACCGGCATATAGCATTGCAATCAACTCACGAAACGCAGAAGCCCACCCTATCTTACTGTCGGCAACAACAATCGTTGTGTCAGTTGGGTGAAATGTTTCAGCAATTATTGGAAGCTTGTTAATGAAAGCTCGTTCAACACTAAAGCCTACACCAGTACCACACATCAAAACATACATCAATTCATCAAAGCTTCGTGGTGAATCAATAGCCAAGTAACTACAATTAAATCCAGCCACATTATCTTTATCTAAAGCTTCACCCGCTGTCATCATACAACGCATAGACGGCATAACTTGCTGTGTTACAATGCCATCGTACAGGCGGTCTGCCGTTTTCTTATCTATCTGTTTACGGTTGACCCAGAAATCTACGTAACGCTGCACTGTTTCTTCCCACGTTTCTCTACGGCCTTCAGTGCTCAACCATCGTGCGTATCTGCTTTTGTGTATAAACTGCTGGTACTTGTCCATTAATCTTTATCCCCTGTGTAAATGTTGTGTATGGCTGCAAAAATAACTACGCTACTGAGCACTATTAATATAAAATAAAGTATCCCTGTAATAATATCAATCATTTTCCATCTTCCACACGTTGCCAATAGTTATAACAAAAAAAGGTATAGAAAAAACTAATCCATCAAACTCTCCTGCTTCAATCTTTTCGTCCATGCTAGTAACCCAAACAGGTCTACTGCTACACGACTCAACGTCAAGACCCACACCTAACCTCATGTTAATGCTCCACAGCATGTCCATAAATTGTACTGTCATCGCCTTTCCTTTTATTTTTTTTGCGTTCGGTCTTAGCTTTAGAAGACCTCGTTAATTTTTTAAATTTCTTTTTGCGGTCAAACCTATCCCGCCTTTCTTCTTTTCTATCCATTATAAAAGACCCAGTGACTTTACGTTGCCTGCAATAATAAAGATGCATGTAATCATGTGGGTAAGCCACCAAACCGTCCTAATACCAGCAACAGTATTAGCTTGCTTATCTGTCTCGCCCACCTTTTCACCTAAACTTTTGGCCCATATCCGCCACCACTTAGCTAATGTCTTTTGTTTCACGCTTACCCTCTCGCCTAAATCGTTTGTTGTAACCTCGTTTAATGCTCTTAGCAACTCCAGACTTTTTTAAATAGCAATAAAGTTTTTTAGCGTTAGTAAGAGCATCCCACTCTGCGCCACCCTTCAGTGGTATTCTTTTATTCTTCCTCATCTAGTGGTATGTGGTAGGAGCAGGCTTTTAAAAAGTAATTGAACTGCTCTCTCATGTCATGTACTGTTTGCCCGTCACTATATATCGTATAGACTATCTTGACTGCTGGACATACTCTCTCTGCTTCTCCGAACTCTGGATAGTGTATAAACTCAAACACTGGTTGTCTGTCCATCAGCTATTCTCCTCGGCAACCATTTTTGTTAGCTTGTTCAAGTACCAACCCGCTTTCTGTAGGTCTTCTACCTGCTTGCCTTTGTAGTCGTAGCGCCACAGGTACTTAATGCAGTTACCCTTGAGGTAGCCCTTGAATGCAACACTGGACATAGACTCTTCTATAGCTTCAATACACTCTATATTCCCTGAGTTGTAGTGCTCAGGGCGGATGACTGCATCATACTCGTCTTCGTAATCATCATCATCGTCTTCATCGTCATCGTCCTGATTTACGTTAGCAAACATCTCCCACACTTCCTGTCTGCCCTCTTCTGTAGTCATGTCGTAGTGTGCAGGGATTCTCACCGTGTCCGGTTCAATGTCCGATTCTTTGTGAGCTGCCTTCATCCACGCATCTATGCCTCTTCCTTTTTTAGGCTCAGCCCAACAATCTGCAAAGTCTCCAGCATCGCTCGTAACTTCTTTGCCGTAATCTTCTGTGCTATCATAAACATATTTAGATTCTAAACGCTCCATGTAGCTTTCAAACGTAGGCTCTCCTGTTTCTCTAACCCTGTCCCAGTCTTGTGGTGTTGCGTCATTAATGCTCATCTTTAAAATCCTCTTTCTTTTTTGTGTTAATCCAGTCATCAGGTATACTATCTTCACTAAACCATTTAAAGTTATTTGCAGAGGCCCACTCACCGTGTGACCGTCTTGTTCCATCTTTACGTACCTTGGAAGCAGGCATTGGGGCATTGGGATTAGCAAACAAAAACACCAGCTCAACGTCAGTCGGTAAAACTTTTGCTATCCAGATATACTTAGAGTATTCTGCGCTGTCCCAAAACCGACCCTTCGCTTCAAGCAGTATTTTCTTGCCGTCTATTTCTTTAACAAAGTCTGGCTCATACTTGTGTGTAACAGTGTACTCAACTTTGTCGGCATGAAACTCCCAAGAATCTAGGATGCCAGAGTGCAGCTCATATTCCCAGTTCGAGTCATAGCCTTTAACTAAGTCCTTTTCAACTGGGCGCTTCACCCTCGGTTTCCTATATCCCTTTCGTATTTTTTTCATCGCTGCTCCATCTTCCATGCAATGTCTTGAGGAGTTACGTCCTCAACATCCTTGTCGGGAAAGATTTTTATTAATTGTTTTATTTTATTGCTTAGCCACTTCAGTGTGTAAAAGCTAGTGTGTATTGTGCCTTGCGCCCACAAGTGTGTTTGTTTAGGCAGCATGTCTTTGAAGTTATCTTTAGTAATCTTAGAAGCCTCCTCGTCATTGAGGAGACTTTTAAGCCATGCAATCTGCAAAGTTTCTGCATGTTTCCTTATACGCTTAGACTTCTTGCGATTCATAGTATCTCATCCACCTTTGGTTCTGCCTCTACGTGAGTTAGATATTTATATCCTGTAGAGTATTTGAAAGTTCTGAGGCCAGCTCCATCGTTGGCATCCTTGTGGCATTCATACTTATACTTACACCACGTACAACCTTTAGGCAATTGCATGTTTCCTTTCTTGCCATCAGGTGTGGGAGTATAGCATAGTTCTGGTGGCGTGTCAAGTTTTAATTCGTCTAGCAGCGTATTTATTTTAGTATCTATGTTCGGCTTATCTAAATCATCCGGCACATACATACAAAGCTCACCACTCTCTTTGTTGATAACAAGAAACCCACCCTTGTCTGTGCCCTCTGCTTTCTCGTAACCGGCAAGCTGTCCTAAGTAACCGAAGGGGTCATCGTCAGCCAGCGTTCCTTTGACAAACTTATTGAAAGCAAACTTGGATGCAGACTTAACGTCTACTACCTGACCGTTAATCTTACAGTCCATGTGTCCTACAATACCGTTGACTGTAACTTCTTTCTGCTCGTCGGTGACGTTGTGCTGTGCCATTCGTACAAGCATAAGTACAATCTCTTCAAGCACATGACCGTATAGAAACTTAATCTGCGTTGCGCCATCAACACTTCCACGGCCATTGGGGTCACGCTTTTCAAACCACATCTGGCGAGATGGCTTACCTACGTTAGACATTCGGACAGTGAAGTCAGTGTCTCTGGGTCTTGGTGTTGCCCAATGAAGGATAGCTTCTTTCATAGATGCCATCGTTTCATCAAGCGCCTCCTCCGTTATTGGAAGAGGCTCTCCGTTTGAAAGGTTTTCAAGCAGCCCATAGATGTCAGGGACTATAGTATTAAGCGGCTTCTGGTTCATCTTCTAACTCCTTGAATGCTTTGATTACGTCAGAAGAGAATAGCTTCTGAAGGTTTAACAGGTACATCTGGCTTGCCCTGTTGTCACCACCCGACACAGTTTTAAAACTATCTAGGCGCTTGACAATCTTCTTGAGTGTAGCAGTGTTAAACACAAGTGTACAGTATTCATCATCACCGATACATAAGTTATGGAACCAGTAGTCAGATTCAGTTGCGTCAATACCTGACGGCTTACCGTATGACTTATACTCAATACATATGTTGCCTGTCTTCTGCCACAGGTCACGCTCTGATTTAACTTCTATCTTCTTTCCTGTAAGCATCGCTGCAATTTTATCTTCTCGCACCTCTCCGTATGCTAGGTCAAGGTCGAACTTCTTTCTGTCTGCTTTAGTGGGTTTCATGCCATCCATCTCCGATGTTGAAGTCCCCATCTAAGGGACAGTTTAAGTTTAAGTTCTTACCTGCTTCGACAATAGCATCAATACCTGCTTGACCTACGGCTTCTGCATCTTGTTCACTGCATTCAATCTGCCACTCGTCATGGACGTTGGCTACAAACTTAGCATCTAAGTGCCGTATCTTTTTTTCTAGTACAACCAGTGCTTCCTTCATAACTATAGCACCTGCTGATTGTAACAGCGTGTTGAGTGCTGCATGTTCAGAGCGTATAGAAAGCTTACGTCCATCTAGCCCCTTGAGGAATCCTTTTTTACTGTCTCGTTGTACTCGTTGGACAAGAGATTTAAGTGATGGGACACTATTAAGAAACTGTTCTCGCAGTTGTTTACCTCTTGCTTGACCTGCTTTAGCCACTGACCCAAGCTTTGCATTTCCTGCTCCGTAGAGGAAGGCATAGATGAAAGTCTTCGCCTGATTTCTTGATTCAAGTCCTGCAAGTCGTTGGTTAGCGCTGTGAATATCACCGTTGAGGATTTCATTTGTATACTCCTTATCGTTCATATAGTGTGCAAGCATTCTAAGTTCTAAGCCTGAAGCATCAATACCTACCAGCTTGTTACCAGACTTTACAGTCCAACAAGACCTACACTCTTTACCGTAGGGTGAGTTGCTGCTGGGGATTTGAGCCATGTTGGGATGACTGTGTGTCATGCGGCCTGTCACCGCACCGTTAGGATTAACATAACCACGCACCCTGTTGTCAGGCTCAACCGCTTTTATCCAGCTATTTACCTGAGCCAAGCGCTTCTGAAGCATTAGATACTTAGCAATCAAAGCAGCTTCGGGTATATCTTTAACCTTAGACAGTGTGCCCTCATCAACAATGGGCTGTCCGGTAGGTGTAAAGTTCTTAGGTGTCCAACCAGCATCAATAAGATACTCACCTATCTGCTTACGGGAACCTAGATTAAAGTCTATATGTGTCTCACGCTTTAGAGGCTTGTTGGTTTGAAGCATGATATCATACTCGTCATCAGTAAGCCTAACACCCTTACCCTCAGGGCCTTCAGAAACCTTAGCAAGCTTACCGCTTTTAGTATACTTAGGCTTGAGAATATCTACGATAATCTTGGGCCTGAATGTCTCATGCACTTCAGATTCTGTAGCATCAAGCTTCTCTTGGAACATTGCAACAAGCAGCATAGCTTTACGCATATCCAACTCAAAACCATTGCGGCGTTGCTCATCTATAATCTTAGCAACTGAATGCTCAAGCTTTACTGCGGTAGGTGTGAAGCCTCGGCTCTCGACACGCAACTGCTGATATACTTTAGTGTTCAGTTCTACATCACGCTTACAATACTCTAACATCTCAGGGCAGTAAGCATCCCAAGCATCTTGGTTGTCACCGTAGTCACCCTTGCTAAACTTGAGACGATAACCCCAAGACTCTAGACCATGACCACCCTCACGGGTTGGTTTAAATAATCTAGAAAGTACAAGTGTATCTACAATCTTCTTGTTGCTTAGGTCAAGTCCGGTAATACTTTTAATTGCCGGAAGGTCATAGCCAATAATGTTATGCCCAATTAGTTTGTCTGCGGCCCGAAGTAGACCGTAGCCCTCTTCGAGTTGGGTGTTGTCAAATGTAAACACATCCATTGTGTCTACGTCTTGAGCAACAATACAGAAGATTTTAGTAGGGTCAAGTCCGTCTGCCTCAATGTCAAACACTAAGTTACTCATAGCTCGTCTCCGTCAAAGGCATCATAGTTATTACCGTCATCAATCTCTCGTAGCCTACCGGTGTCGGCATCGTATAGAAGACTGCAAGCCACACCAACATCTCCAGTGTATCTAGATTTAAGCACTCGCACCTTAGTGGTTGATGCCTCAATCTCATCCTCTGATTGCTGATTTCGCTCTAGAGATATAACACAGTCTGATAACTGAGCGATACTCTGAGAGCCTCGAAGGTGTGACAGCCCTGTCTCGATACCGTTCTCATGTCCACGGTTGCCTTCAACTCTACGAAGGTGGGACACTAGTATCATACCAGCACCTGTCTCTTCTACAAGGGAACGTAGTCGGTGCATGATACCGTCAATAGCTTTGCGCTCATCGCCCTCCAAGGCTTGAAGCACCAGCATATGAAGGTGGTCAACTACAACCCACTTACAATCTAATCCAACAATCAGGTAGCGTAGCTTGCTGAATATATCTTCTAGATTGTTTACACCGAGGTGGGCATGAATCCAAACACGCCCCTCGTTCTCTCCCATAAATACTTTGCGGTAGTATTGTTCAAGCTTGTCGTCACCCATCTTATTCTTAACGCTGTCTAGGTGTAGCTTGGCGTTAGCTTCAACAGCCATGATACCCTCAGCAGTGCGGCTCCAGTTCTCTTCAAGAGCTACAATGCCTACGTTATCTTTGGTGTGGTTGATAAGCCAGTGCTCTAGCTCTCTGGTAACAGAAGACTTACCAAGACCAGTGCCGCCAGTAAGAGTTACTAGCTCACCTGCTCTCATGCCTTCTAGCTTCTTGTTTAAGCCACCCCAAGGATATGGGATTGACGGAAGCTTTTCTGTACGTAAACGCTTGTACTCGTCTAGCTGGCTGGACAGGTTCATAATCCCTGAAGGGGTGTAGACTTTTGCATCCCAGAAACAATTAACAAACATAGAATGCTTGTGTTCCTTGAGCATATCGTTAGGGTCTTTGAACCCTTCGGGCAGTGTCATTAACTTAGCCTTGTTGGGGGTGAGAAGCTTGGCAATTGCCTTGGCTCCGTCCTTGCCCACCGTGTCGCTATCGAAACATAACACTACTGTATCAAAAGATTCTAAAAACTCTAGACTATTCTTAACGTCACGAGCACCTCCTTGTGCTCCTGATTTTATAGATACTACAGGCCACTTACTTCCAAGTAGTTCGTATGCTGCCATCGCATCACACTCTCCTTCTACCACTGTAATAAACTTACCGCCTGCTTTAAACAACTGCTCTCCGAACAGCCCTGTTTCTTTAGAGTTACCCGTCCAAGCAAACTGCTTGTTGAGCTTTCTAATTTTTGTAGCTACCTCTTCGCCCTTGTGGAAGTAAGGGTAGTGGTGGCTAGTAACCTTGCCGTTAAGGGTAGTAGATTTAACGCCATACTTTTTGGCTGTCTCAATACTAATACCCCTGTCGGTCAAGGAGTTGTAGCTGGAACCACTGCCGGTTCCGTTGGCTTGATACTTTGTAAAGTCCGTTACAGTATCTTGTGGTTGCACTTCCGATGTGCCGTAGTTTTTAAAATAAGTATTGCAACTGAAGCAATACGCTGACCCGTCATCGTTCTGACTTACTGGGTCACTGCCGCCACAGTCATGGCACGGCAGATGGAATTTAACAAACGGCATGTTGTCACCTTTAGGTTAGTCTTCAACTACAATTTCAGCTTCCTCTGCATCTTCGGTGATGGCTTCATCCGTGAGCCTATCTTCAAACAAAGCTTTAATCTGCTGAGCTGCTGCTTGATATAACTGTACATCGTTGTTGGATATTTGTACCTTAACCATTGCGTCCTTCAAAAGCCCAAACAATCCTTGGGCTTCTTGGTCTAGCAAAGATACGTCATATACTGTGTCGCCTACTTTATATGTACCCATTAAATTGCTTCCTCCATTTCATCTTCTACTTCAAACTCTCCGCCGTCTGATGTACCGACAGATACCAAATCTAGAACCTGCATAGCTTGGAAGTCTAAGCCCTTGAAGGTCTTACCTTTCCAAACAGATTCCCACTCTTTGTACTGAACCTTAACTGTAGAGCCGTTACCTACACGCTCATCAATGGGGTTCTTGCTGGCATCAACAAGCTTAGGTGCTTGGCGTACCATTCCGTTGGGGCCATTAACTTTGCGCTTGATTACTAACGCTGGGCCTTCGTCCATGTCCTTGACTGCAAAACCTTTAGACCGAAAGCTTTGTGCAGTGTCTTCATCTACTACTAAGTTTACTGTGTATACTGGTTCGTAAGTAGTATTCGGGGTAGTTACGCTTGCCCAGTATGCTGTTCCTGATAATATAGCCATGTTTATATTTCCTATCGTTGGTGTTAAAAATGAAGTGGCATTGTACCACAAGTTACTACGTTTGTAAAGTTTTATTTCAATTTATTTATATGGATGAAACATTTCCGCAAAGAAGCACACAACAGAGGCAGCGCCAATCAACCATATCGGAGCGCCAACCAGTGCAAGTCCTAAGACAACTGCCGCTGTAGTCATTGTCCTGCCCTCTCGTCAACAGGCTCTTTAACAAACAGGCCGTCAACCATCTTACCTTTCCTATCTTTAATATCATTGTAAGCGTGTTCCATGCACTGCTCTAGTGTTAGTTTGCTTCGGTGGGCAATGTTAATTAACACTACAATAATATCTCCGATGTCATCAATAACTAACTGGTCATTCTGAATGTTAACCCGCAGCTCTTCAACCTCTTCGAGAAGTTTTTCAAATTGTTGATGGTCTGTTGAGCCATCAAACAAATTGCGGTCATGGTGCCATTGTACTATCTTGTCTTCCAGTGTCTTCATTCTTTTCGGCTTCCTCTTGTATATAATTAAGCAGTTCTTTAGATGTTACGTCCCATTTACTGATGGCTTGTAACAGTGTTAAGCGTCCCTGCATTAAGTCTTCCATAGCATTCTTTAAGTTCTGATTCAATACAGACTGCTCCATTCTTTAAGCTTGTCTTGTTTCTTAAACATCTGTCCTAGCTTTTCTATTTGGCTCACCAGTTTATAATCTGAGAGCAGGTTAATCATCACAGTAACATCGGCTGACTCCTGTAGTAAGTTATCTAAATGTTTTTGTTCTTTGCCAAACCTCAGAAGCTTGCTGCAAACCATCGCTAGTTCGCAGCACTCCTCCATAGTTATAACAAGAAGCTCTTGTTCTTGCGGGGTTAGTTCGTTGTTTAACATTACGCCACCTTTGAGAAGTGATGTTGGACAACAGCCTGTCGAGTGTTCTGTGTTGCAGCTATATTAAATATAGCATCTCGACGTTGTGCTGTTGCATGAGTAGACCAGTCGGTCATAGCATTATAAAATGCCCAGCGATTAGCACCTAAACGTCTCTTGTATTTATGCCAAGCAGCATAGATGTATTCAAGTGCTGGATTAGTTCTAGGCATCTCACCCATGATAGCCTCAGGGGAAGATGGTGGTCTAGAGTTTATAATCTTTTGAGCTGAAGCAATCTTCAAAGCTTCTACAATCTCTTGGAATGCCATGCTGTCTGACATGGGTTGAGCGCTCCACTCTGACCAGAGTTCACGTTGGTTCTCGAAAACATCTAGAGCCTTGGTGATAACTCTTGAGCCTACTTCAATGTCTAGGTTTCGGGTATGCTTAGCTCTGAACACTGCAACCTCACCGCCAACAAAGACTTGTAGATTTGTACAAGCTTGTTGAATAGCTGCCGCACTAATCATGAAGGGCCAAGTCCCGTCGAAGCTTGACACTGCAAGCAGCCCAAGAGATGCAGTGTCACCGTCTGGAGTATTATAAGTATGAGCAGGTAGCTTATATTGTACAAAGGTTCTAGCACCATTGTGTGAGGTTCTAATAGTCTCCTCCATCCCATTGATGGACAGGTCAGAACGCTCAATGATATTCCTAGTAACATCTATCATGTGCTTGGGTGCTACAGGTTTGTAACCATGACCATGAATACCTAACTCTTCACCAGTATCGGTGCGATAGATAACAGACTTGGAGCTTTCATAAGCATCTAAATAAATTAAAGGTGCTGTAGCTATATCAAAATCTGCTGAGCCGTAGCCACCCTCTCGGATGGCTTGAAGTGCTGAGTTGTTTGGAAACATTTGCATGATAGTCATTATGCTTGTACTCCTTCGATGCCGTTAATATCTTTGATGTTCTTGAAGCTAATGCTTCGAGACTGTTTGTGCTGTACATAGAAAGCCCACTTATAACAGTGGAAGATATGAAAACACTCTCCTTTGCTAAGCTCGAAACGATTCTTGATGCTCCGCTGTCGTACAATAAAAGACTTACCGAAGACAGTACCGTTTTTCTTGCCGCTAAATGCCAAAGAGTGTGTAGATTTTGCGATTAAGTTGAATAAAGTTTCCATAATTTTAATGCCTATTTGAATGTATATTTGAGTGTATATTATAACATATATTTATTTAAAAGTAAAGCGGTTTTTTACTTGACACCGCCACCGAAGTGTGGTACAATAACTTAATGTCTTATAAGTTAGTTCGTAAGAACTTACTAACTTATAAGTCATTAAGTAATTGAGTATATTAATTATCATTGATGCATATATTAAATACTCTAGTAGCTAGGTCATCCAACATCTCAAGCTCTTCTTCTGTCGGCTCAAAATCTGTGTCATATTTCAACTGCTCTGTAGTTATTGTTAAGTCTTTTAGAATGTTAAAAAAATCTAGTTTGTTTTGTGTTAGTTTGTAAGCCATTATCTTTTACCTGTAAGTTCGCTTTGAAGTCTATCACCATTTAACATGGTAATTATGTATGGTTTATTGCCTCTCGTTCTAGCTATTTTATGTGCATCTTCTAAACTAAAACAATACATAGGCGAATCAAACTCATCTGTAAAATCTATACGCCATAGAACATTGCCTTCTTTAATTCCATCTGAGTTTTTCATGGTGCTCTGCCTCGTTTAAATAACCTTCAAGTATATAGTTAGGAAGTCTTTCAATCATTTCGTATATTGCTTGGCCCTCACCGTCTCTTACATCTCGATAGATTTGATGCATGACATCCGATAAAAGCTCTTGAGTTTTTTCTAATTCTTCAGTTGCTGGTACCATTTCTAGCCTCCTGTTTAACTTTATCTATGTAATCTTCAAAGGCTTTGCGGTGTATCTTCTTGTACTTCGAGCCTCCTTTTTTGATAACATCTTGCATATAGTGGTAGGTTTGAAGACCTTCCATAGCTTTATTGAGGTCTGGCTCAAGCATAAAGCTAAACATATGTGACTGACAGGTCGCAATAAACTCTTCTTCTGTGGGTAAATTCATCAGTGACCTCCGGTCAGGTAAGTATAATGTACTTCAGACACATGGTTGCCGTCTTGCCAGCGCTTAGATTTGGTAGCTACAAAGTCGCACCAAGCATTCCAAAGATTCTCACAGCCATAGTCAGCACACAACTCTATGTACTTATCTATCTTAGCGTTGTTAGCATCAATGCCCTTCTGGGTCTTTGGATTCTTAGCTAGTGCTAAGTCTTTGGTGTCCAGCCCATACATTCTAATGTTATGAGTATCCATACAGCCAACCAATCCAGCAATCAACTGGCAGCAGAAGCCAGCTTTAGCTAAGCCCAATCCATCAACCCTCAAGAATATATTCATCAGCGATATAGATTTCATAAAGTCTGTCTGTTTGCTGTTGATAACAGCCATCACTTGAGCATATACTTTGTGCTGATTAGATTTAAGATAGCTATATGTTTTTCCTTTGTTGCCCCACAAGAATCGGGACTCAGATTTATTTAGCCTTACATCAGTTAGCTGGTCGCCAACACCGAGCCAGTTTTGTTGGATGCTTAGCACTACCATTAGAATTGTATCTGACATATTAGTAGCACTACGCTGTGAGTATTCTTGAACCGCTTTGCAGTGAGTGTTGAACATCGGCATCTCCAATTGTGTACTTATTAGTTAGTTCGTAAGAACTTACTAACTAATAAGTACATTTAATATTAATCTTCTTGAGTTATATATCGTTCATTCCAGTCTTCGATGGCGTTAAAGACTTCACCGCTAGTTACATAACCGCCATCTAATAGTCTTTCGACTAGATAATGCACAAATTCATTACTTAGTTCTACCATTTTACCACCTCTTACCCCTTGGGTTCTGATTAATTTTATCTTTCCAGATGTCTAAAGCTTCTGATAGTGTGAGGTCATAGTGACCCCAAAATATATCTACCCCTTCTTCAGTGTTGCCCCAACTATGGAACATATATTCAGCATCAGGTTTAAAGGCATCTATATGTTTGCTCTTATAGCTAATACAGATTCCTAGTATACCACAAGTGCTGACAAGTTCGGCATCTAAACGTGACTGTAAAGTCTTTTGTAGTTCTAACATATCACTTATCCTCTTGTTCATTGTTAGATATATCGCAAGCTAGGTTCCAAGCCATCATTGCGGCCAGCCAAGCTATAGATTTTTCACTGCCTGAGAAACTTTCGAGTCTATCTTCTAAGTCTTTCATGCTAGTCGGAGTGTAAAACAAATCAACTTTATTCATAGTTCTATACCTTTTCAATGTAAACATCGTGATAACCTTCAGCTCTGTAAATAGCTGCTAACTTTTCTGCTTCACCTTTGGTGAGATAGTATTGATTTGCCTCAACACCACCAACCCAAACTGTATATTTATTCATAAGTCTAACTCCTTTCCAACTATATAGATTATAAAGCCAGACAATGATAACACTATTATAAACGCTACGTCAATTATAATCATCTTACAGCTCCAATTCTATAGGCTTTTCCCAATGTTCACAGTATTTAGATATATCAAAATCTGTATCATCTACTACCTCCATCATAAGAATATATTCTTGCCAGTAATCGTCGCTGGAAACAACAGCATCAGTTATTTCAGACCAATAGCTTTTATCTGTAGCGTCTGATATATCTACATCAGATACAACATAAGTACTGCCGCCTTTGTACTTCCAGTACTTAGGACATTTTCCCTCGCCATTCCAATCATGTGCTCCATAGTTTTCAACGTGCTGAGTACAAATAACTATCTTCATATCTCTATACCTCCACTTCAATGAAAGAATCTAAGTCAGTCGGCTCTGCCGGAACAACTTCTACTAAACTATATTCTGCATTTCTTAAATGCATAGCAGTTTCAGTAGCATCTTCTAAGTCTTGGCAGACCATTACATTACCGTCGAATATAACTTTATACATAAGCATTGAGCCTTTTGTTTTGGAGTTAATTTAATAGAGCCTACTACTTCGTAATAGGCTATATAAATTAACTAAACTTCGTAGCATTTAGCGACAGTAGACCAGTCTATACTATGTAAAACTTCTTCGCAATAGTATAGATGTTTATGCACAACTATTGTACCGTCATCCCATTCTATACAAACTTTATCACGAAATGAAACATCAGGAAACATTCTTGCCCATATATAACTATTATCAAAGTCTTGCATAAATCTATACCTCGAAAATTAATAGAATTTAACTGGCCGTCCGTGGCCGATAGAATTACTTGGCAGACAGAATCTCAAGGATTTTATCCATCTTCGCTTCTAGCGAATCAACTCGCTGAGTCAAAGTCGAAGACTTCTTGGGAGCCTTGGAAGCATTTGGCTCCACTGAAGCTTTAGCTTTTCTGGAAGCCTTTGGCTTCGCCTTAGCCTTAGATTTCTTGGTAGAAATCATGTGGAGGAACTGCTCTGGAACACAATCCCATTCAAACCATTCTGAGACATCAGAATGGGTCATAAAGCTATCGGAGTCTTTGTAGTGCTTGTTAATCACTGCATTGAAAACCTTGGTCAATCCATATCTCTCCGAAGGAGACTTGGCTTGGATACTGGCAAAGTGGCTTGCCACTGCAAAAACTTGTCGAGCTGTAGCAATTTGGTTGGCATCGATTGAGTTGAAGTTTGATTTGGCCATTATAGTATTCCTTATTTATTAAGTTAAAAAGTTCATTCTGAACTTCTTTTTAACTTAATAAATAAGGAATACTTTTTAGTATCTCTATAACCTTTTATAGGTTATAGAGATACTAAGTTGACCTTTAAGACTTTAAAAGTCTTTACCGTGCGGCATTCCCTATCGGGAATTTCCTGTAGGCGATAGAATCTTAGGAGACTTTAAAAGTCTCAGGAGGGGTTGATTAGTCGTAGACTAAAAAGATGCTAAGTGCTT